ATCTCAACTATTTTATTAGTTATTATTTGATGATTGTAAATTTAATAGCATGTTGGTATGATGTATTAAATTTACTTTAGGTAGAATAAATAGATTTTAATCTTATTGGTGGAACGGTAATTAAAGATATAATATTATATTATAATAAGTAATATTGAAATGAGGTTGCTTCTAGTTAATCTATTTTAGTCTGTTATGCGTAGCTCATAAAGCAAAACCCGTATAGCAAATGACTACTCATTTAGTCCTTTACCAAGTCTATAATCCCGTATGCAATTAAGAAAGTGGGTTGCTGATGACTGGAAAAAATTGGACTATCGTAAGGTGAAACCCCTTACTATTGTTTTTACTTGGTTCAAACCAAAACCTTTTATTTTGAAACTCGGCGTTTTAAATGTTAAAAGGTGTAAAATGAATATTACTTGTTTGTAATAGATTATAAAATTTCAAATATATATGATTATAATCAATATTTGTATTTTTTTCTTTTATAATACTTTCAAATTGTGTAACACACATTAAACCCCAATATTTAAAGTCTGGTAAAACTATTTGAATTATTAATGAGTTTAATTCAAATGGTTTCTTAAGTTTTAATTCATTATATAATTTAATGATATCATCTCCTGAAAAGAAATTAATATCATAAAATGATCTTTTTGGCATACAATATTTTGCTAGTATACATGGTGTAATTTCACCTTTTTCAATAATACTACTTATTTCACCATAATTATCTTCTGGTGCTTTGTATCCAAAATCGATAAATTTAAATAAAGATAACATTTTATATTTATTTACTATTATATACAACAATAGAAATATCAAATTTCAATTTTATCAGTTAAATATAAAAATTTATGTTCAACAATTTTTTAAATTTTCATATTATGAACTAATATGAAAATTAAATAGATGGTATAAATTCCCATTGTAAATAAGTACATATTTGCCTCCATATTCTATCTTGTTCTTTTAGTTTATCTTGACTAATTAATAGAGGGAAACATGGTAAAAAATCGTTTAATTCCAGTAACTGGCAAAACTTATGTAGTGTGTATGAGTAACTTAAAAAATTCTTTCTATTTTTTGGACAGAATATTGTGAATGGTTGTTGACATTCTTTAAACATTTGTCTAAATTTCTCTTCCACTTCCCGAGTCATCTTAGGTGGTGGATTTCCAGAAACTTTATTTATTATATGTTGTACATGTTCATAATATTTATTATAACCTAATTTTTTTAATATTGCTCTCATCTTCTTGGGAGTAATAAATTTATCTAATAATCTCTGTTTTTTCATTTCGAATAATATCTTATCATATACCTCATCTGGTATATCAGTTGATTCTTTTGCTTGGAATTGTGCTAACCCAAAAAACCCATTTGATTAAAATCAAACATCTAATGTTCAGTCTATAGAAACCTCCATTAGATCTCTTGTCTCCAAGAGGGACGGACTATACCTTAAGCCATCATTGGAATGATCAATTCCTCTGACCCACAAACATCTAGTCTCTGAACCTTCTCCATATTTCATAATCTTTGACCACAGGTTTGACTGAGCAAACCCAGTCTTTGACCACAGGTTTGACTGAGCAAACCCAGTCTTTGAAACTTAGGAGCTTGGCTGCGGATTGTCCCTATTCTTTACCTTTTTACCATTGGGTACGATAATTAACCGTGTTCTTTTATGAAGTTTCCCACATAAAATGGTAGTAAAGATCTATCAGGAGATCCCCGCAATTTGAATGTGTTGCCAAATATTAGTTACTTACTATAACATTCACTAATACTGACTAGCAGATTTCGAGTATTTACATACTATGGTAACTCCACTATTTTCCCCAAGGACCTTACCACTAGCCTTAGGTAGTCTGCTGTTATGAGCAGTTTATTATGGTCTAAATTGTTTGATATTTAATTTTTAATTCTTCTAAGTGATCTATAGCTAAATTATATTTTTCTTCCATTGATAGTGATTTATTTGAAAATGATTTAAAATATTTTTTAATTTTATTATTTTCAGGAATAGGATATCCATTTATGCAATATCCTATTATTTCTTTATTATCATTTTTATTTTTACCTCTAAATAAATTAATATATTTTGGCAAATATTTATCATTTTCTATATTTTTACCTCTTTTACTTAATCCATCTATATCTTCCCAATCAATTACTTTAATTTTATTTTTTACAATATAATTAACTTGTTCAATATATTTTTTTGCTTGGTCTAAATTCCATCTATTTGTATTACTATCAAATATTTTTTCAGGAATATTGATATTATCTAGATTTTGTAAATTATTAACTGAATAACCGTGCAATTTATTATCTTTTATGATTGGATTAATATTATTTGGTAATTTTTCACTATATTTTGAATATAATTTTTTTTCTATATCATCATTGTAATTATATTTTTTACTTTCTTTAATAAAAGCATATTTATTTTTTAATTTTTCTAAATAAGCTATTGCTAACTTAAATGACTCTTGGGGATTTTTTGAATTAACAAATGTCTTTGAAATATATTCTTTCTCTTCAATACCAATTGGAAAACATCTTACAGTGTAACCACTTACAATTCCATCTTTTTTATATTCTCCTATATATTTTGGCAAAGAAGAGTTAGTTGTACGCCTATTTCCTAATTGACCTTTGCTAATCTTTAATCTTGTTTCTTCACTATGTTTTTTTCCTAATCTTGCATTACTTTTTTTAATCCGGGTTTCTTCACTATCTTTACCATTAGAACCACCCATACTTAGATTATATCCACTTGGTGCTAATGTATTATAGATTTGAATATAATCCGTTTCAATTTCATTCATTTCATCCAAATTACAGTCACATAATTTAGTAATATTAAAATTTTCCGGACTGTATTTTCTAATTGCTTGATTAAGTAATAAACAATGATCTTTTTTCGTTGACATTGCATCTCTTATATGAGATTTCCATCTTCCCTCTGTTCCCCATGAGTTATTATTTTTTGATACAAACTTAGATGCTTGACCAATATATGCTTTTCCATTTATTTTATTTTCAATTAAGTAAATTTCTCCTTTTGATAATTCTTTCATTAAATATCATTACTAAACTAATCTTTATATGTGTTTTGATTAGTTAGAATTTAACATGCTAATATAGGAATATTAACATTAGACCACGAAGTCAACTCATTAAAATGATTTATTCTTTTATAGCTATATGCCGTCGCATCCGGCACTGGTTCCTTATAATTTGGTTTGTCGCTGTCTAGAATGACTTCTTCACAGAATCCGCATTCTGTACATATAAGATACCCATCAGATAAATGTAATGTCATTTCTGCTTTACATTCTGAATTAGAACAGAATTTTGGTTTAAATTTTTTAAATTTACCAACACGAATCTGTTTATTATCGGTTGCTTTAAGATAATTTTCTAATAATTGGGCTTTATTATTAGAAGATTGATTTTTTCTTACAATATTTGTATTATTAAAAAAATCGACAATCTCCATATGTTTAACATCCCCTTGTTTTGCATTCTGTTCATAATATGGTAAAATATAATCCATTGTATTATTGTAATACAATAATTCATCTAAACCAGATGAAATCAAATCTAATTGTTTATTTAACTCTTGATTTTTATCAAGTAATTCTGCTTTTTTAGAAATTATTTCAGAAGTATAATCAATATACGGTATTGATTCTATATCTTTCAGCAATTTATTATTATCATTTATTATATTCTGTATTTCCAATATAGAATTATCACGATTTTCAAAAACTGAAATTTTATCCTTATGCCTTTTATCTAAAGTTGTCTTAACTTTAGCTTTTTTACTCATTAATAAACTAATATAAAGAAATGTTTAATGCTTTTTAAGCTGTTGTTTAAATGTAAAAACACATATATAAACGCAATAATATTTATAATAAGATAAAAAAACCTTTAAATTATCTAAAATAAATTATGAATTTAACTTCAAATGATATAATTAAGATCATAGTATTAATTAATGCAAAAAGTAATGGATGGACTATTTTATATGAAGATATAAAAACTTTTTATTTAATTAAAAATAAAAATAAGAAAAAAATCCGATTTTCGAATGAAATGATAAAATTATGTAAAAAACCTTTAAATTTGGAAAAGGTATTAAATGAAATAAATAATAAGAAAAATTTATAATATTATAATGTTACAATATTATAAATATGGGAGGCGGCTTAATGCAACTCGTAGCCTATGGTGCTCAAGATGTTTATTTAACAGGTAATCCCCAAATTACCTTTTTTAAAATCGTATATAAAAGACATACCAATTTTGCAATGGAAGCAATTGAACAAACAGTAACAGGTAATGAATCATTCGGATCTAATCTTTCATCAACTATTGCAAAAAATGGTGATCTTATAACAAAAATGTATATAAAATGCACTGTTTCATTATCAGGTACAGGTGGAAAATTTGCATGGGTTAATAGATTAGGCCATGCTATGCTCGAAGAAGTTGAATTACTTGTTGGAGGATCTAGAATTGATAAACAATATTATGAATGGTTGGATTTATGGTATGAATTAGCAAGAGATATATCACATAATAGAGGATATGATAAATTAATTGGTAATAATAGTGAGATGACAACACTATCTACAACCACTAAGACAGCTACTATATATATACCATTAAAGTTTTTCTGTAATAAATTTGATGGTTTAGCTATTCCATTAATTGCTTTACAGCATCATGATGTAAGACTTGATTTTAAATTTAGAAATTCCAGTCAATTGATAGTTAAAGAATCAGTAACATCAGCAGCTGCAACAGTAACAAATATTAGTTTATTATGTAATTATGTATTTTTAGATAGTGAAGAAAGAAAACGTTTTGCTTCTTCAGCACATGAATATTTAATAGAACAAACACAAGCAGCTAGAAATGAGAAGGTTACATCAACTAAGACAATTTATAATTTATCATTCAGTCATCCATGTAAATCTATATATTGGTTTATGAAAAATGGTAATTTCATTTCAGGAAAAACATTTTTATATTATATCCCAGATTCTACATATATTTATAGATCTGGATATGCAACTGAAAATACTACATTATTACATAATGCAACTATAAGATATGTATTAACACAAATGTATTCTAGTTCAGGTGTAGTAGCATTAAGTTTAAATGGTTCTGGAACAGGAACTGCTAGTAGTCAAACAGGGGCAACAACATATAATCATCATTCTATAACTGCTGGAACTGCTGTTATAAAAGCTAAATATAGTAGTTTAACTAGTATTAATAATACAAATAATACAGCAAATTGTTCAGCTACTGACATTTCAAATTGGGAAGTAGTAACATCATTAACAATAGACAATGTATCATCACCAATTAGTACTATATTAAATAATATAACAAGAACATCTGATTCTTCTAATCAAGGTCATTTAAATTATGATATATCAGTTTATCAATGGAATAATTATGGAAAATACTTAGATGGATCAACAAATCCAATTACATCTGCAGTAATGAAATTAAATGGCCATGAACGATTTAGTGAACAACCTGGACAATTTTTTAATTATCTACAAGCCTACGAAAATCATAAAAGTACTCCAAAAGATGGAATAAATTTATATAGTTTTTCATTAAATCCATTGGAACATCAGCCTTCGGGAACATGTAATTTTTCAAGAATAGATAGTGCAACAATGGAATTAAATTTTGATTCTACAGTTAGTTCAATAGATAATAATGAATTATCATTTTATGTAATGAATTATAATATTTTTAGAGTAATGAGTGGTATGGGGGGAATAGCATATAGTAATTAAAATAATATAGTAATTTATAAAATTTATAGAATAATATAGTAATTTATAAAATTTATAGAATAATATAGTAATTTATAAAATTTATATAATAATATTTTCTAAGTATTATTATATATAAATTATGGGTGGAGGTTTAATGCAACTCGTAGCCTATGGCGCTCAAGACGTATACCTTACTGGTAATCCTCAAATTACATTTTTCAAAGTTGTCTACAGAAGACACACCAACTTTGCATGTGAAGCTATTGAACAAACATTCAATGGTACACCTGCATTAGGTGGCAAAGCCACTGTACCAATTACCAGAAATGGTGATTTAGTAACCAAAATGTGGTTAAAAACTACATTAACTGGTACCCCAACTGGTACTGATGCTGGTTACAATATAATTAAATCCGTAGAGTTACAAATCGGTGGAACCAAAATTGATAAACACTATGGTAGATGGATGCATATATGGAGTCAATTAACAAAATCAGCTGATCATGCTGCAGCTCATACTCAAATGGTATCTCCTAGTGCTGCTGGTACAGTATATGTACCATTACAATTCTTCTGTTGCAGAAATGACGGTTTAGCTTTACCATTAATTGCTTTACAATACCACGATGTCAGACTTGAATTCGATTTCGAAGCTGCTGGCAATGTTGCTGGTGTTACTGCTATTGGAAACACTACATTATTAGTCAACTACGTATACTTAGATTCTGAAGAAAGAAAAAGATTCGCTCAAGCATCTCACGAATATTTAATTGAACAATTACAATTCACTGGTGTTGAAACAGTATCTGCATCTGCATCTAATAAAGTTAGATTAAACTTTAACCATCCAGTTAAAGAATTAATCTGGGCTGTTGAAAAACAAGCTGAATCAACCGAAAATTTCAATTTCACTAACAATAATACTCAAGCAAATGGATCTAATCCAGTAACTGATGCTTTACTTCAATTAAACGGTCACGATCGTTTCTCAAAAGAAACCGGTAAATTCTTCAATTACGTACAAACACAAAATCATCACAGCAGAACTCCTTCTGCTGGTATCAATGTATACTCATTCGCACTTAACCCTGAAGAACATCAACCATCTGGAACATGCAATTTCTCAAGAATCGATAACGCAACATTATCTGTTACTACCGCTTCTGCTGGTACTTCCATGTACGTATATGGTGTCAACTATAACGTATTAAGAGTTATGAGTGGTATGGGAGGTGTCGCATACAGTAATTAAATTAATTTTTTTATATCATTTAAAATATTTAGGTAATATTTAAAACATATAGTTATTTTTAAAATATTTTTCTTCATTTAATATATATAAAATATGGGTGGAGGTTTAATGCAACTCGTAGCCTATGGTGCTCAAGACGTATACCTTACTGGTAATCCTCAAATAACATTTTTCAAAGTTGTCTATAGAAGACATACCAACTTTGCATGTGAAGCTATTGAACAAACATTCAATGGTACACCTGCATTAGGTGGCAAAGCCACTGTACCAATTACTAGAAATGGTGATTTAGTAACCAAGATGTGGTTAAAAACTACATTAGCAACATCTGATACACTAACACAAGTTACAACAGGAGCAACAACAAGTGCTTATCATGTATTAGGAACAGCAGGAACTGCTATAAGTGGTGCAACAGCTAATGTTACTAATTTATCTTTTGCTGTAACTGCTTCAGGTAAATTTAGTGTAACAGCTACTGTTAGTAATAATGCTACCCCACTTACTGCCGGATTATTCCCTGTTGGCAGAGTAGTTAGAATTCAAGATACTACCAATTATAATGGATATTATACAGTGGTAACAGCAGGTAATAATACTGTAGTTGTATTAAATGCTTTATCTGCTACATTCTCTGCAGCTGGTACTCCAGCAAATGAAGCAAATGATACTAATGCTAAAATTACTCCATATGCAGCAGCTGAAACATTCAGCTGGGGTACCGATGTTGGTTACTCATTAATAAACGCTGTTGAATTACAAATTGGTGGAACTAAAATTGATAAACATTACGGAAGATGGATGCATGTATGGAGTCAATTATCTAAGAGTGGTGATCATGATAATTCCCATACTCAAATGGTAAATCCAGCTGATTCAACAACTACATCTCACAATTTATATGTACCATTACAGTTCTTCTGTTGCAGAAACGACGGTTTAGCTTTACCATTAATTGCTTTACAATACCATGATGTTAGACTTGAATTTGACTTTTCAAGTGGCCAAAATACTATTGTTAATTTAAATGCTGCAGGAACAGCTGCTGGTTCTAAAGGTGCAAATGTATCTTTATCTAACACAACCTTATTAGTAAACTATGTATACCTTGATTCTGAAGAAAGAAAAAGATTCGCTCAAGCATCTCACGAATACTTAATTGAACAATTACAATTCACTGGTGTTGAAACAGTATCTGCATCTGCATCTAATAAAGTCAGATTAAATTTCAACCATCCAGTTAAAGAATTAGTCTGGGCAGTTGAAAAAAGTGCTGATGGAGTAAATCATTTTGATTTCTCTAATGGATCTTCTGCAAATCCAGTATCTGATGCCTTACTTCAATTAAATGGACATGACCGTTTCTCAAAAGAAACTGGTAAATTCTTCAATTACGTACAAACACAAACTCATCACAGTAGAACTCCTTCTGCTGGTATCAATGTATACTCATTCGCACTTAACCCCGAAGAGCATCAACCCTCTGGCACATGCAATTTCTCTAGAATCGATAATGCTACTTTAACTGTTACAACTGCTGCTGCTGGTACTTCTATGTACGTATATGGTGTCAACTATAACGTATTAAGAGTTATGAGTGGTATGGGAGGTGTTGCATACAGTAATTAAATTAATTATTTAATATTTGAAAATATTTATATAATAATTTCAAATAATTATAACATAATAATAAAAAATATACTATATTCTTCGTTTTTTGAATTTAAAAGCAAAAACAATATAAAGATATAAATTTATGTATATGAAATGAGTATAGATATCGTAAATCTTATTGAGAGTAATCCAATTACAAAGTTAAATGGTAATTATCAATCAAAATTACTTGAAAAAGTACAAAATACATTTAATAATTATGAACAACAAATGTTTTTAGCAAGTTTTTATTGCTATTTGAATCATGATAATAAGAATGATTTTGTAATTGACTTAGATAATGTATGGCAATGGATTGGTTTTGGACAAAAAGTTAATGCTAAACGTGTTTTAGAAAAAAATTTTACTATTGATAAAGATTATAAATTATTGCTTTGCCAACTTGCAAAGCAAACATCCAACATAAAAGGTGGTCATAATAAAGAAACATTTATGTTAAATGTTGACACCTTCAAAAAATTTTGTTTAAAGGCTGGTACAAAAAAAGCTGATGAAATTCATGATTATTTTATTAAATTAGAGCAAATTTTACAAGAAATAATAAAAGAAGAAAGTGATGAATTAAAACAACAATTAATACAACAAAAAACTGAATTTCAACAAATTGAAGATAAAAAAAAACAAGAATATGAAACAAAATTAGAAAAACAGAAGATTATGGAAAAGGAAAAAATATTATTAAATGAATATGCAACTATTGGTGCTATTTTTTATATTATAAAAGTTAAAACATTGGACAATGGACAGTATATTATAAAAGTAGGTGAAAGTCGTAAAGGTATCATAGATCGATATAAAGAACATAAATCTAAATATGAAGAATGTTTATTATTAGATTGTTTTGCAGTCAATAAAAGTAAGGATTTTGAAACTTTCATAAAAGAACATGAATATATTCGATGCAATAAAGTAAATGATCTATTAGGACATGAATCAGAACTAGAACTTTTTCTTATAGGTAAAAATTTATCATATAATATATTACTAAATATTGTAAATAACAATTTAAAATATTTTAATAATAATGATACAAATAAATTAGAACTTGAAATAGAACAGTTAAAACTTTTAATTGAAATGAAAAATACCAATAATGACAATTTATTGATTCAAGAGTTAGTTAAAAGTGTTAAACAACTATCATCTAAAATAGATAATCTAGAAAATAGAAATAAAGATATTTCAGTCAAATTAAATTCAATGCAAACAAAAACAACTACTAATTTCGACCAACCATTAGCAACATTAGGTCCAAGATTACAAAAAATTAATCCTGAAACTATGACAATTATTAAAGTATATGAATCAGTTGCTGAATGTTTAAAAGAATATAATTTTAAAGTTAAACGGCCAAGTATTAATAAAGCTGTTGTAGAAAATACAATTTATAATGGATTTAGATGGTCTTATGTAGACAGAAATTTAGACCCAAATATACTTTGTAATATTCTTCCAACAAAACAAACTAAAATTCAAAATATTGGATATATTGCAAAGTTAAATAAAGAGAAGACTGAAATTATTAACGTTTATATAGATCGAAAAACAGCTTCAGTACAAAATAATTATATATCATCATCTGCATTAGATACTCCAGTAAAAAATATGTCTTTAACGAAAGGACATTATTATATTTTATATAATAAATGTCCTGAAGAATTAATTACACAATTTGAAGATAAATATGAAGTACCAGTTTTATATAAAAATGGTATTGGTCAATATACACATGATAATAAACTTATAAAAAATTTTATTTGTAAATACGACTGTATCAAACAATTAAAAATAAGTGATAGAACTTTAAGAAAAGCACTTGATAATAATATTTTATACAATAATAATTATTTTAAATATATTGGATCTAAATTAACTTGTATATAATTAATAATGTAACATTATATGTATATGGTGTCAACTATAACGTATTAAGAGTTATGAGTGGTATGGGAGGTGTTGCATACAGTAATTAACTTTATTATATCATTTAAAATATTTTATCAATATTTTAAAAATATATAGTTATTGAAATTTAAAAAATATATAATCAATATTTTAAAATATATAGTTATTGAAATTTAAAAAAATTTTTATCTCCCATAATTATATATAAATTATGGGAGGTGGTTTAATGCAACTCGTCGCCTATGGCGCCCAAGACGTATACCTTACAGGTAATCCTCAAATAACATTTTTCAAAGTTGTCTACAGAAGACACACCAACTTTTCATGTGAAGCTATTGAACAAACTTTCAATGGTACACCTGCATTCGGTAGCAAAGCTACTGTACCAATTACCAGAAATGGTGATTTAGTAACCAAAATGTGGTTACACACCACTTTAAGTCAAGTAACTAATGATGCTACATTAACAAATAATCCAGGTTATGCTATGGTTTCATCTGTTGAATTACAAATTGGTGGAACTAAAATTGATAAACACTATGGTAAATGGATGCACTTATGGTCTGATTTATCTAGACCAGCCGATCAAGATACTAATCATAACGGATTAGTTGGTACCAACAATGCAACTATTGCTGCCGGAGATACTTTAGAATTATTTGTACCATTACAATTCTTCTGCTGCAGAAACGATGGTTTAGCTTTACCATTAATTGCTTTACAATACCACGATGTCAGACTTGAATTCGAATTTGGTGCCGCATCTGCTGTTGCTTCAGCTAACTCTGGAAATCTTTCAATGACTAACACAACTTTATTAGTCAACTATGTATACTTAGATTCCGAAGAAAGAAAAAGATTCGCTCAAGCATCTCACGAATACTTAATTGAACAATTACAATTCACTGGTGTTGAATCTGCCGTAAGTGGATCTAACAAATTCAGACTTAACTTTAACCACCCAGTTAAAGAATTAGTCTGGACCCATGCAGCTGCTAACGCTGAATTAGGCGCTAATACCGCAATAACTGATGCTTTATTACAATTAAACGGACATGACCGTTTCTCCAAACAAAATGGTTTATTCTTCAACAGAGTTCAACCTAGCATGCATCACACTCGCTCCCCAGGAACTGGTGTCAATGTATACTCATTCGCACTTAACCCTGAAGAGCATCAACCATCTGGAACATGCAATTTCTCAAGAATCGATAACGCAACATTATCTGTTACAACTACTGCTGCGGGTGAAGTATACATCTATGGTGTAAATTACAATGTATTAAGAGTAATGAGTGGTATGGGAGGTGTCGCATACAGTAATTAAATTTCTTATATTATATCTCAAATTATTTATATAGTAATTTGAAATATTAAATTCAATCATTTTTTTTTCTAATAATATATATATAAATTATGGGAGGCGGTTTAATGCAACTCGTAGCCTATGGTGCTCAAGACGTATACCTTACTGGTAATCCTCAAATTACATTTTTCAAAGTTGTCTACAGAAGACACACCAACTTTGCATGTGAAGCTATTGAACAAACTTTCAATGGTTCACCTGCATTCGGTGGCAAAGCCACTGTACCAATTACTAGAAATGGTGATTTAGTAACCAATATGTGGTTACATACCACTGTTAACAACACATCTGGTAATGCAGCAAATATGCTTAATGAACCAGGTTATTCAATGATCAAATCAGTTGAATTACAAATTGGTGGAACTAAAATTGATAAACATTACGGAAAATGGATGCAATTATGGGGTGACTTAAGCAGACCTGCCAATCAAGATACAAATCATACCGCATTAGTTGGTGATGGAACATCAACTATTGCTGCTAATAGTGGTTCATTAGAATTATTTGTACCATTACAATTCTTCTGCTGCAGAAATGACGGTTTAGCTTTACCATTAATTGCTTTACAATACCATGATGTCAGACTTGAATTCGAATTCGAAGCTGCCACAAGATTTGCAAGCAATGGAACACTTGCAATGAGCAATACTACCTTATTAGTCAATTACATCTATTTAGATTCCGAAGAAAGAAAACGATTCGCTCAAGCATCCCACGAATATTTAATCGAACAATTACAATTCACTGGTGTCGAATCTGCATCTGCTTCCGCTGGTGCCAACAAATTCAGACTTAACTTTAACCACCCAGTTAAAGAATTAGTCTGGACACATAATGCCACAAACGCTGAATTAGGTACAAATTTAGCTACAACTGATGCTTTATTACAATTAAATGGTCATGATCGTTTTTCCAAACAAAATGGTGTATTCTTCAATAGAGTTCAACCAAGTATGCATCACACTAGATCACCTTCACTTGGTGTTAATGTATATTCATTTGCACTCAATCCTGAAGAGCATCAACCATCTGGTACATGCAATTTCTCCAGAATAGATAACGCAACATTATCTGTCACAACTGCAACAAATGGAGGTGAAGTATACATCTATGGTGTAAACTACAATGTATTAAGAGTAATGAGTGGTATGGGGGGTGTCGCATACAGTAACTAAATTATATCTCAAATTATTTATATTAAAATTTGAAATATAATAATATTACATTAAAAGTTATATGATATATAACAATGTCAAATAATAGTAAACCAGATGATAATATTGATCTTAATAATTTATCAAAAGATGAATTAATAGTATTAAAAGATAAAACAGTTAAAACTCGATACAATCATTATAGATTATATAATGAATTATATAATGATATACAGCGCATTGAAAATGTCTTATATCGTAAATGCGATCATGAATGGGAATTAGATTATAGTGGAGTAGGTCCATATAATGGACCGGATAGAATCTGTAAAATCTGTGGATTATACCAATAAATATTAATATAATCACAAACCAGCCACAATCATTTGAAGCCGAATTAATGCCTTGTCGGAATTCTTGCTGTGTCCCTTGAGGTTTTCAGCTGTGAAAGCCGCCATCTCCTTGAAAATGGTTTTTTTCTCAAGAGTGTCTAAACGTTCAATCTGGTGGTTCTCGGTCCTTTGACCGATAGACAGTGTGATCCATCCATCGTTTTTGTATTTGACGTAGACTCCATCAAAACTCCAATCAACTGTCAGTTGATGAACACTTGGTTCATCAGTATATGTGTTTGAAGCAGCAGGGCCTTTGGTGGTTCGCATGGTATATAATCAACACTGGTGGTGTTACAATAATAATATAATTTACTAATTTTTTTTTTTCAATTTTATTGAAGGAGTATTTAAATTTAAATATTCCTTCTAATCAATAGACTCCAAGTCAGTTGTCCACTTTCTGCCTCTGTTCCTTATTTGCATCCTTCAACACCTGCAAAATTGTCATGCGATCACATGACAATTTCGCAGCGTTACCTCGCATGGAATAGTCACCTAATTCTGGCACATTTGGTGCCAACACTGGCAACACCAGTATTGGCATCTTCACAATAGAAGGCGATAAACTTGACATTATCATCTAAATGAGTTATATTTAATATTATGATTTAATATAATTTTTTTTTCAATTTTTTCAATTGTTTAGATAAAAACAAACATTTGTTTTTATCTAAACCACATCTAGGAGCCGAGTAGAACTCACTCTTCCGCTTCAGTGGGATTGACAAACTGGATGCTCCGTTGTTTCCTCCACATCTTCTGGAGTGCCTTCTTGTCCTGATCCGTCACATAGGGGGAATTTATTAATCCCTCCCTAAACTGGCGAACAGAGTCTCGGTTCACAGCGTCTATCATGCGTGATTAAAACTATATTGTATTATTCTAGTAAAAAATTATTCAATTTTTTTTAATTAACTTCTATTACTTTATCAACACTTTCTTTATTTACTATATTACGATTATTATATAATAATAACTTAATCTCATCTTTTATTTTATTAATCACTTTATCATTATCCTTTTTTTCTATATATCTATTGAATTTTTTCATCATCTCCGGATATTTTATACCATCCTCCAACCATTCTTCTAACTTATATTCTATTATACCTTCATTGTCATCTATTAAATTTGTTATTTGTTCATCTCTATCTGCACATTTCCATTTATTTCCGTCATACATCATCACATATTTATTTTTCAAATTAGAAATATACACATTATGATTTTCCGGCTTATTCGTATCAAAATGAACTTTCTCAATTAAATACGGTATACAAAAATTAGAATGCTTTAAACATTTCAATATATCCTTATCCGTTAAATGACTTCGATCTGTATCACTATAACTTAACAACTTTATATTGTTCTGCACATTAATTGTATTATGACTATTATTAATCCCCGCTTTCTTTATTAACTCATCAATCTGTTTATCACGTTTTGATAATTCTTTATCACGTTTTGATAATTCTTTTTTGAAATCATTTATTTGATTACTTTGATTATCTAATTTTTTATTTAATAATTGTACTAATTCAGTCATGGATTCTTTTACTTCTTCATCCTGTTTCTTTTCTTTACATGTCTTCAAATGTCTCCATAAACTTTTATTGCAACTTAATAACTTATTACAATATCTACACTCTTTTTTACCTTCTGTTTCTTTATTTAAATATTCTTTATAATCATTACAAATATTAAAGTGATTAAATAGATCTTTAGATGTATAAAAGCATTTATCACAATATGCACATTCTGTTAAATCTCCTATTTTTAATTCTGGTTCAAATGCTTTACTTTTAATATTAAATTTTTTATTTATTATACCAATTATCTCTTTTTTGATATTTTCTAAATTTCCTGCAAATATCTCTCTTTTTATATTGTAATCTCGTAAACCATAATTTAATTCATGATCAATATCTTTAATATCTGGACATGGAAAATAATAATGTAAACGAGGTTCATATGTACATGCACATCTATATTGAGTTAACCTTTGTCTAATATTTGTTGTTATCCCTATTTTGTAATGATCATTATTTAGATAATCAGTTTGAATAATATAAATCTCTCCTGCATTTTTATTATTTTTATAAATTTTTTTACCTAATTTAGATTTATCGAAATCATATATATTATTAAATTCAACTAACATTTTACAATACTTCTTTAAATGTTTCTCCAAATATTCTTTTTTTAAAAATGTTTTTTTACAATATTTACATATTAATTTACCATTTTTTGTTATTATTTCATTTTCTCCACTATTTTCATCCGAATCCATGCTATTTTCATCCGAATCCATGCTTTTTTTACTTTTTTTCATACTTTTCTCATCCGATTTCATGCTTTTTATATATTCCAGGTAATTTAATCCATTTAATATTGATTCCTTACATTCATCTAAATTAATATTATTATCTAATGATTTACAAGGATATTTACGTCCAATATGGCGTATAATATTTGATTTATTATTATTGCTGTATCCACAACGATAACAAGTATAATTTACCATTATATTATATATAATATTACACCTTTTTAAATGTATATTTAACCTTATTTACCTGAAAATTACCTGAATTACTATATATTTTACCTGATATTTTACCTGAATTTACCTAATTTATATATTAAGACTATATTAAGACTATAATAATCAGGTAATAAAATAAAATATACACCTAAATTACCTGATTTTTTTACCTGATAAGTATATGTTTTTTTCATATGAGGGGGGGGGGAAATCACATTTCAAAAAAAAGTATCTCAGTTTTTTTTTAAAAAAAATTTTGAACTTTTAAAAATGTTAGTTTTTAAGACGAAAAACTAACATTCGTATTTCAGTTTTTTTAATACCATATTAATGGTATTAAAAAATATTAAAAAAACGTAAATTTAGACGTTAAAAATAGAAAATTTACAAAAAGTCATTTTTTATACATATTTTTACAGGTAGGGTATGTCGGAATATAAACGCACATTTTTAGAATGTCAAATATATATGAATTATTTCATATTAATAAAATACATGAATATTTTATTAATAAAATTTTAATTAGCAAATCCATCTAGAAAACCGGAAAATTCATCAACAAAATCAAGTAATAATATTATTTGTTGTGACATAACTAATTTTTTTGCGAATTGTGTGGCAGGACTAATATCACCATATCCCACAGTACTAAAGGTAGTGAACGAAAAATAAAAACAATCTAAAAATGTACTTTTATTATCTAATCCATTGAATTCTGTTTTATATTTATAATAGAATAAAGCATAAACGATTGAAACAAATATATAAAATATTAATTTTTTTGTTTTAATGGAAAATTCCATATATATATCGTAACAAAAAAACTATATATAAAATATAGTTAATATATATGGAAGATAGTATTTTTCGACATAAATTATCAAATAATTTAGAAACGTTAGTAGTTGAAAAACCGAATACTGGATTATTTTTTATTAATATAATAGTGAAAGTAGGATTAAGTAAATTATATCAAAGTAAAGAAGAAATAGAAAATGCTCATTTTTTAGAACATTTTAATGCAAAGTTTACTTCAAAAAAATATCCAAAATGGAAAGAAATCAATTCTAAATTAGAATTTTATGGAATATTCCATAATGCATTTACATCACACGAAATTACAAGTTATTGGTTATATGGTAGTATTAATGATAAAGAATTTATAATGGATCTTTTGCTTAATAGTTATACACATTTTCAAGCAGACAATAATATGTTAGAAAAAGAAAGAGAAGCAATATTAAATGAATTACATCATAGGAAGATAGATTATAATATTAATTTTTATGATAATTTATATTCTATGTATAATATAGATTATAATTTTAATGATAGAATAAATAATATAAAAAAGGTATCATTAGATAAATTAATAAAATTTAGAGATAAATATTACCATCCAGATAATACAAAAATTATAATAATAGGTGATATAAAACATAAACCAATATTTAATCATCTTGATAATTTTTTTAATAAAAATGAAATAAAAAACAAAATAATTAATTTACCAAATTATGAAATACCAATAATTGATAATAATATAATTTATAATAAAAGATTAGATATGGATAATACTTTAATAAAAATTAGTTTTCAAACGAATGTAGATAAATTTAGTTTAGATAAATATATAAAAAGTTATATTATTAATATTTTAGAGAAAAGATTATTAAGATATTTAAGACATGATGGAGGCAAGATATATAGTGTTTCAGTAGGTTCCTATTATTATATTAATAAAAGTTTCATAGTTATACAAACTGAATTTAGAAATAAAGAAAATGTTGAAGATATATTTAAAATTATTTTTGATCAAATTAATAGAATAAATTTAAAGGATATTTCAGAATCTAGATATATTAAAACAAAAAATATTTTTAAATTATTTTATTTAAAAAAAAATCTTAATAATGATTTTAAAAAATTAAATTCTAACTATATTGATGAATTTATTAATGATAAACCATTATTAAGTGAAAAAGACAAGTGTGATAATTATATGAATGTAAGTTTGGACGATGTAAAAAAATTAAGTAAAGGATTATTTAATTTTAAGAATATGGTATTATATCATTATGGTAAACATGATTTTACAAATATAATTAAAAAAACTGCAAATTTATATTCTTAGTGCTGCTTTAATTAATCCTTTAAACATTGGATGAGGATTAAATGGATTAGAATTAAATTCTGGATGAAATTGTCCAGCAATAAAATATGGATGTTTAATAATTTTTCCGTTTAATTTAAATTCATTAATTTCTATAATTTCTGGTAATTTACCATCAGGGGATAATCCAGATATGAGCATACCATTTGATTCAAGTTGATTTTTATATTTTATATTAACTTCATATCTATGACGATGTCTTTCTTTAAAGGTTAACATATTATAAAGTTTGTAAGCGAGTGAGTTTTTTAGAACAATTGTATTGTAGCTACCTAATCGGAGAGTTCCGCCTAAATCTTCATTTTCTGAACGTTTTTCAATAACATTATCTTTTTTCCATTCTTTCATTAAGTCAACTACATATTCATCATTTGGTTTACCAAATTCACTTGAGGATGCATTTTTAATATTTAAAACATTTCTAGAAAATTCAATAACAGATAATTGCATACCCAAACAAATTCCCATAAATGGTATTAAATTTTCTCTACAATATTGAATTGCAGATATAATTTCTTCAATTCCGGATGTACCAAAACCTCCCGGTACTAATATACAATTGACAGACTTAATTTTTTCAATAGTATTTTCTTTTGTTTTTGCATTTATCCAGATAAACTCAATTTTAGTTGAATAATACCATGCTGCATGACGTATTGCTTCATTAACAGAATAATAAGAATCTTCTAACTCAACATATTTTCCTATAATACCAATTTTAATAACATGTTTTAAATTATTTATTCTATTATTTAAATTAATCCATTTAATAAAATCACTATCCTTTACATTTAAATTTAATATATTTTTTAATGAATTAATCAGTCCTTCATCTCTATATTTTAATGGTACACTATAAATAGATGGTACATTCATTGCTGTTATAATATTATCTAATTTCACATTTGAATATAATGCTAATTTTTTTTTTATAGATTCATTAACTTCATATTCTGATCTTAAAAATAAAATATCAGGGTGAATTCCAGCAGACATTAATTGTCTTACGGCAACTTGTGTAGGTTTAGTTTTTAATTCTTTACTTGCTTTATAATAAACTAGATATGAAATAAGACAAATACATACATCAGAATCTTTTTCTTGTTTTATTTGTCGGACAGTTTCTAAAAATGAATTTGCTTCAAAATCACCAGCACTACCACCAACTTCACAAATAATAATATCATATTTATCGGAATCTTCATATATGAAATCTTTAATTGCATTTGTAAAATGAGGAATTAATTGAACTGTTTTTCCTAAAAAATGTCCTTTCCTTTCTTTTTTTAAAAGTTCAAATAATAATTTTCCTGCTGATATACTATTCCGTTTTGTTACATTTATTTCAGCTATTCTCTCATAATATCCTAAATCTAGATCAGTTTCACCTCCATCATTTGTAACATATACTTCACCGTGTTCGATTGGATTCATAGTTCCAGGATCAACATTTAAATATGGATCCATTTTTTTAATAGTAATATTATTATATCCTATTTCTTTTAAGATAGCACCAATAGAACTACTAGTGACACCTTTTCCTAAACCCGATATAACACCTCCTAAAACAAATATATATTTTGTCATAATATAAATAATAAAATATATCATATTTAAAAACTTAATATCAAATATGTTTTTTATAAACTAAACTTATTCTATCTCCTGTTATTTTTGAATCTTTCATTACTCGATGTTGATATAATTTTTGGCATCCTTCTTTCATGAATATAAGGTCACCAGATGAAAAGTCCAAATAGGTTTTATCTTCATAATTTTCAATAAGACGGAAAACTAATTTTCTAGTAGTTCCAAAACTAATAATAACTGAATGTTCATCCCATTCATTGTATATTTCATCAGAATGATATCTCATTCCTATGTTACCATTCTTATAATAATTAATTAATACAGAATCAAATAATTCACCATATTTTTGGTGAATTATTTGCTGAATTATTTTTACAAATTTTGACATTGGTTGAGAATTCATAATTTTATGACCATATTTATACGAATAATTATTATCTGTCATCCATGTAGTTAATCTTTCTTCTTTAATGGGAATACCATTTATTATAACTTCATCTTGGTTGAATTTAATCTCATTTTTTAATTCTTGAAAATAGTCGTTAGTTATAAAATTTTTTCTTATTCCAAACATTGTTTAGATTTTAAAATATAAATTTTAATTTAATAGAGTTGAGTAATTCAATTTTTATTTAGATAATTCAATATGTCTTTTTAGTTGTTTTATATTCCACATAATTTTAGTACGACATAATGGACACTTGCGTGTTCTTTTTTCAACTAAATTAATTACACATTTAGAATGATACATGTGACAACATTCTAAAGCAACGAGATCTTTATTTTTTATTCCGGATGCACAGATAACACAATCATTATCTAAATTTGATTCTTCCCTAGTTCGTTTCATTATATTTTTAGTTTATATATATTTATATACATAAATATATAAAGATATATATTTAATATTATCTAATATGAGTACAGAAACTGATTATTTAATAGATGATAATCCAATTAATAATCAAACATGGGCATGTGTATCATTTATTACACCTGAATTAGTAAAAGGTTGTGAAAGTAGATTTATTAATATAAGAGGTGTATATGGAGTCAAGGAAAGAGCAGAAGATAGATGTAAAGAGCTTCATAAAATAGATTCAACGTATGGTGTCTATGTGATAGAGGTAGGGAAATGGATTGCTTGGTTAGATGATCAAAAGAGTAAATTAGATGCGAATGATGAATTAAATCGATTAATGAAAGTGTATAAAAAGGAAAGATCAAATGCAAATATAGTTTATGAGAAGAGAAAGAATAGAATGAAAAGTTCAGAAGAAATTTCTGATTTATTAGAACCTGTAGAAGAAAATAAAGATGAAGAAACAGTTAATGAATCAAATAATGAACATGTAGTAGAACAAACTGGAAAGGAAATAAAATATTTGAAGGAAGATGATCCAATTCATAATCAGAAATATTATTGTATTTCCTTCTTGACTCCAGAACAATTAGAGGATCAGTCACATGACTTCAAAGTACGTGGTTTTAAAGTGCGTGGTATGTTTGAGAAAGATGAAGATGCGAAGGAAAGATGTAAAAAATTGTATGAAACGGATCAGAATAATAATATTTTTATAGCAGATATAGGGCATTGGGTAAGTTGGTCAAATGATACAGAAAATGTGAAAGATATAGAATATGCGAATAAAGATTTGAATAAATTGATTAAAGCAACAAATGAAAATCAGGAGAAAGCGAGAATGCATATAGAACAAGAGAAGAATAATTTAATGAAAGATAGTTTACAAAATATGAAAATAGATAATAAGGTAGATGGGATTGTAAATGAAATAATAGATGAATCATTTGAAGAGGATATAACGTTATCTCAAATAGAGAAAACACAAAGTACTGATAGTTCAGATTCGAATGAAGAAGATTTAGATGATGTTACAAGAGAGTTAGAGAATGCGAAAAAACTATATGACAAAATGTTAAAAGAACAAAAGAAATAAAAGTAAAAATAATATATTACATTAATAATATATTATTTTTATTAAAATGATTAAATTTTATCCCATGATATTAAGTGATGACCATAACATGTATATGATGAACGATAACGCCATATATCCTCGTACATATTATAACCATTTTTGTGATATATACATACTCCAATAAATTCAGGAATGTGAAAGCTGTAATATGGATCAATATCAAGGTTAATATCAATAACTGGATGAATATGTATAATATTTTCATATTTTGTATAATTTTCAAATAGCATATCTAGTATATACATATGTTCATCACTATGTGAATTTTTATTAACAAAATATGAATCAAATATTTTAATACATGGTTTAACTTTAATAGCTAATTTTAATTTTTTTATTAGATCATTTTTTGTTTTTAATTCATTAATTAAATTCGCAGTAGGTGTAGGTGATAACGCATTAAAAATTATTATATGTTGTAGTTCTTTTGGTAAACGCTTTAAAATATTCATAATAATAAATCAATCAATTATTAGATTATATTAATTTAAATTTTCAATTTTTTTTAAAGAATATATATAAATTTATTTATTGATATTATATATGATTGATTATATATTAAGTTTATTAGGATATAATTCAGATAGAGTATCCGAAGTATTAAATTTTAGATTTATAGTATTAGTATTATTTATAATTGGTGTAATGTTTATCGTAATTGAAGTAACTAAATCATATAATGAATGTCCAGCACCTGAAATTCAATATAGATATATACCACGATCATTTAAGGATGAACAGGAAGAACCTGTTCCAATAAATGATTTATATGGTAGAATGTTTGATGAACCTTCACCATGGGTAGGATCATTTACTAAAGTATCAGAAACTAAAAAATTAACAGAAGAAACGAATTAAAAAAGAAAAATATAAATTTATATTTTTCTTGTTTTCAAGGAGGGCAACAAAGCACCTACGGCCTCCCCCGTCCACCGGCCGCTCTGCAGTCTGCCGTGCGATGGGCATTGCGGGCCTTACACCTCCTACACATGTGCGGCCGATGGTTTTCCGTCGCGGCACACGCCTCGCACGCCCTACCATCTGGACCCAGAGTGCACCCTGATGGGTTAGGGCAGTCTGCCGTACGGTGCTCGTTTATAGCACGGCAGGTCGGGTCATCGTGCTCCTCGTGTCGCTCGCATGGCCAGCGTGGGGGACCTACGGTACATCCCCCAAAGTGAGGGCGGCACGGCTCACAGATCTCCTTCCATCCTATAAGGCCATTGGCCTTCAGAGCGCCACAACATCCCTCCTCAGAGAGGGATCCCCGTGGTACCCGTTTGCACCTACGGCTGGACCAGTGCCCGGGCTTACCACCACACTCGCCGTTCCCGGCGCACACAGGACAAGTACCCCACCTTAAATGAGGCATCCGTGCTCGTAAAATTATCTAATGAACCATTCATGCCAAATTTTTTTCAATTTTTAATTAAGAATAATCATCTTCATCTTCTTCTTCTACTCTTTTAACGACATGAACATTAGTTTTCTTTTTGGATCCAAAATTATTCATATCAATAAATGGTAGTCGTTTATCATGATTTGCGTCATAATATAATTTATGAAATTGTCTGAATCGGGTACATCCAACAGATAGATCACCTCTTTTTTTAGCTTTATACCAGAATACTTTTTTTCTGATATCAGTAGATCGTAATCTATTATTAATTACCATAACACCATAATCGTCGGTAACTTGCATAAATACTTGATCAAATAATTCTCTGGATGGAAACATACCGGCATAATGTTCATATAATTTTTTTCTGTTATTAATAAAATCTTCACCTAATAGAAAGACGTAATCAAAATTGGATCTTAATTCTGGTTGAATACCTAATGAGTATTGCATAGAAAGTATAAATGTTAATTGATAATGTCTACCTTCATTAAAAATAGATAATACATTTGGATCTTTAAGCCATAGATGTTTAGTACTCATACAATCATCCATAATAAAAAAGAGTCTTGGATCTAAAGGTTTTTTTCCTTTTTTTTTTGTTTGGGTATTGTTTCCTAATATTATTTTTTGTCTAGCTAACATTCGAGGAATAATATCTTCTTTATATTCATGATGAATAAATGATACTGGAAAAAAATCATTATAAAATCCAGTCATTTTATCAGTAGGTGCAATAATAGTACCACATGGAATATCTTTAATATAATTCATAATATCTCTAATAACCCAACTTTTACCAGATCCTGATTTTGCAATAATTGCAATTCGTGGATTAAGAAAGTCACCACTTGGATCTAAAACTAAATTCTTTAAATCAAACTTATCAAGTTGTAAACATTCACCACCGAAATTTATATCTTTATAACCACTCATATTGTTATAGAGATAAAATATTTTAAAAATCGGGAAGATCCGTAAATACATCTTGGTCAAATAAAGATGATGAACTATTAACAAAAATTTCAGAAACATCTTTTTCTGTTTGATCAAAGTATGATGCGGTAGCCCAAACTAGAGCACCAAGCATTAAAGGTACTTTTAATGTAACATATAAAGAAGGACATTTGCATTTACCATCTTCATCGGTAGAAGGTTTTAATCTTAATTTTTTATTTTCATAATTTACATCAACATATAAAATAACATATGTTATAACGCCAGCAACTAAACCAAATAATATAGGATTAATAGTATCTTGATTCATATAATATTATATAGATATTTTATAATCCATTAAATCTTGAAAAATATATATCTTTTCTTTTTTTATCATCTCTATTATTTATAGTATTTTTATTAACGGAATGATTATCAGAATCATTTGTTTCTAATATATTACTAAATACATCTTCATATTCATCATCTTTACCAATATATGGTATAGAACTTTCACTTTCCTGGGCCTGGCCAGGCATACCTGTGGCGTTTGTATTTTTTGAAATAACTATATTTTTTATTTGATTATCTTCCGTTTTTTTTTCAGATTCTCTTAATTCATTATTTATTGAATGTTTATTTTCTGAATAATATTGTGATATAGGAACAGATCTATGTTCACTATGATTATCCACTGAATATTCTGTATTAATATCAATTAATAATGTATTTTGTTCCATATTTTTTCTCATTTCTGATAATAATTTAGATGTTTCATTATCACCATCACTATCATCATCATTATTATATGAAACCTTTGAAGCATTAATAGATTCTAAATTGATTTCTGGTTCAACTAAATTAACATTATCATCTATATTAGATTTAAATGGAGACATGTCCTTACTTGTTTTACCAGAATCAAGATCTTGCGATAATAATTGTTTTAAATTTTCTGAATCAGTATTTGATATTGGTTTATCAACTTGATCAACACCGAAACTCATTTTATTTCCTAAATATTGATTTAAAATATGTTGTACAGGTAATATTTTACGGATTGCTTCTTTTATAGATTGTTTTATAAAATCATTAGCATCTCTTTGATTTCTTTTTCTATCTATAGGTTTTATTTCATGATAAAACAAATAAGGTGAATTATAAAATTGTCTAGCACATTCAATATAACATTTATGTATAAATTTAGATAAAGGAATATCTAAAAATTCTTGATCAATTTTGATAGTATTACAACTTGGATTATTATTAGATAATAATATAATGTTTGCTTTAATAACAGCTTTTAATAAGTTATTTAAAAAATCACATCTACTAGCAGTTCGAATACGTACAGTTTCATTTTCAATAAGATTATTATTCCAATTTGGAATTCTTTTAATAAATTGTTGAAATGCTTTTAATATTTTTTTTTCTTCACCTTTTTTAATTATTTTTTTTGATTCATTATATATTGATTCAAATCCTTCATATAAATGAGGTGTTAAAATATTAATTAACTGAATTGTATATTCATTTTTTGTTTCTACTAAAAAATTCATATATATTATATATATATGATTTTTTTTATAATTTAACTCATTTATGCATTATTACCTCTATTACTTAAAAATGTATATTGTTTTTTATCAGCACATACACATCCTGTACCCATTTTACCAGAACATGTCATATTAGTTGCTATATATTTTGTTCCTAATTCACCTTCTTTAATTCGTGGATCTCTTTTAACATCGAATGATAATGGCCATTGTTTACCACAGCAATCAGGGCTGCACATATTAGTGTCCATTTTATAGCATCCTTTTAAATTACTACCTCCATTAAATGTTTCTTTCATTTTATTAGATAATAAATAAAAAACAACAATTGCGATTAAAACATAGACTAAAGTGTTTTTATCTTCAAACATTATATATAATAATAACATAAAAAAATTATATATAATTAAAAAAATTATTCTATTGGGCGCACTTTTAAATAAAGATCATCTAATATCCAATTATTTTTATAATTAATTCTTGGTTTATAAAAAATTTTTAAATTTATACTTTTTATTAGTTGATTATACATATCTATATAGGTTTTATCGTTAATTATTTTTTTATAAAAATTATCTATACTAATTTTATCACCATATTTTTCCATTGCTTTATCTTGTATACTATCAATTTCTTCATGTAAATAATTTGTCATCCTATCTTCATTATTTATATTTATTTTATTTTTATCATTTATACATTTAATAATATATAAACCTTCAGGTGTAATTATAATTGAACCTTGAGTTCGTCCAGAATTATGATGTTCTATAAAATGTAATAAATCAGAGACACTTGGAAATTCATATAATACACCTTCTATTATTCTTGATGTAGGATAAGGAGTAGCGGGATGTGTATGAAATATATATTCAAAATCAATTGCATCTATCATATTGTCAGGTAATAATATTGTATCATCTACTTTATCTGATATATTTTGTTTTGCATTTATAATAATTCTTTGTAATCTTGATTTTCCAAAATCTAATAATCCCGAATGCTCCGTATATCGTAACTTACTTTTACTATCAAAATATTTTTTATCTTTACTCCCATCTAAATATAACGATTCTAAAATTCGTAACTGATTTTTAGATATTTTTATATACCGTTCTTCATGTTCTTTATAAATTTTAGCTTCAACCTTATAAGTCTTTCCCATTATTATTTATTAAGATAATAAATTTACAAACACTACAGGCTGTCTATCCTTTGGTAGTTTTTTTAGTTATTATATTTATTATATGTTATTTAGAGCGATATGTATTAAAAATTATAAAATTATTTAAATAATATTTTGTATTTTGTAATAATGAGAGTTGCATTATTACAAAATAAGCCAGGTAATGATAAAACAGATAATTTGAAGGAGGTATTAAATTTAATACCTCAAACAGAATTTGATTTATTAGTATTACCAGAATCTTTTAATTCACCTTATGGTATTAATTATTTTAAATTTTATGCAGAGAATATAGATTTAGGAGGAGAAACATTAAATTTTTTAAAAGAAGTATCGTTAAAATATAAAAATTCGTATATTATAGGAGGTATCAATTCCGGAAGAAAAAGATGGAAAGTATTATAATACATGTACAGTATGGAATAATGGAAATATAATAACAATTTATAGAAAAATACATTTGTTTGATGTTAATTTTCAAGATGCAAATATTTTCGTATTTAGAGAATCTGATGTATTATCACCTGGAGATAAACCAGCATTTTTTAATACTCCCTGGGGTAATATTGGATTAGGTATTTGTTTTGATTTAAGATTTAATAAATTATCAAATTATTATAAAGAAAATGATTGTAAATTAATATGCTATCCAGGTAATTTTACACAATGGTCTGGAAATTTACATTGGGAATTATTGTTACGTGCTAGAGCAGTAGATAATCAATGTTTTATAATTGGTTGTAGTAATGCGTTAAATGTAGATATGGAATATAAATCGTATGGGAATTCAATGATAGTAGATCCGTGGGGGCAAGTATTAATAAAATATGATAATTCAATTAATAGTAATGTGCAGAATTTAGATATAAAACAAACAGAAAAGATGAAAAAATGTATACCGTTAAAGAATATATTATAATTATTTTCTAATTAATAATATGTTATATACTATTGATGGTAAATTTATTATAAAGGAGGATTTCGAAGCGGAAAATATAAAAACTAAATCAAAGAATGATACTACATTAGATATTTTTCATTATGATGCGAATGGTAATTTAAGATCAGGAACAAAAGTAAATAATAATGGTGATTATGAAATTTGGACAGGTTATTGTTATGATAATAATTGTTCGGATGAGAGTAAAAAGAAAGCACAATTAAAGATAGATAAGGATGGAACAACTCATTTAAATAAATTATGTATTGGAAATAATTGCATAAATGATAAAAAATTAGATGATATAATTAAAATAGGTGAAGTATTAGATAAATCAAGTAGTGCAAAAAAATTATGTATAGATAATATATGTCTAACAAAAAAGAATATAATAATATTAAACTTTATAGGAGATATAATGATTAATAAAATATTACAAAGTCATAATAAATCAATAGATGAAATGTCTGAAGTAGAATTAGCATTAATTTTAAATGAGGCTAAACTAGATATGGATACAGAAGAAGCAGAAGCAGAAGAAGCAGAAGAAGAGATATAAAATATATTATTTATAATATAATTGATAATAAATAATATATTATTTATATTATATGAGTGATATTAATAGTTATTTTAATTTAGGTATATATAATGAAGATGAAACAAATACTTATTTAGAGAATTTAATTAAATCAAACGATATGAAAATCGATATAAATTATGATAATTTTAATAAATTAACGAATATTCAAAAAAAAAAATTATTTCCTTTTTTAAATAAAGAGAATGATGATTATAAAAAAATTAGTACTAATCTATTAATTGATATAAATTCTTCTAAGGATCAATATTCATTAGATTATAATGATATGGTTTATTATCAAAGAAAGGTTGTAGAACTATTACAGGATAAGGATAATTTAAAATATGATATTGATCCGTATAATTTTACACGTTTTGGTCATATTAAAGAATTAAATAATATAGATAAAGTAATACATATAAGTGAAAATCCAAAATATGATAATAATTATATTAAAAATCATAAAAATATAGAAAAATTAGGTATATATATATTACCTAAAAATGCAAGTCCAGGATTTAAAAATTTTAGAGGAATAATTCAATATTTAAAAAAACATTTTAATATATATTTATTTTTAGAAAATAATGAAAATGATTTAGACGAAGATGATTTAATATTTATTAAAGATGTTACAGAAGTACATTATATAAGTAATAAAACAGATGAGGAAGTATCAGATTTAATATATAATAAAAACCTAACAATTTTAGTAGCTATTTATGGATTTTATAAAAGAAAAAATGTAATGTTGATGAAACCATCAAAAATAATAGTTAGTTATCAAGAACCGCCTGTAATATATCCAAAATCATGTTATGATTATAATTTGATAGATATAAATCTGTATAATTCATTAAAGAGATATGCAAAAATAGATGAGAATAAATTTAATTTTATTAAAATGGATAATTTTATATTACCTATTCCATTTTATTCTAAATATAATGAAATAAAAAAACCAATATATGATAATAATAATATTCGTATAGGATTAATTGCATATGCACCTAAAATATCACACGAACTTATAAAATTAGTGAATAATATAGTTGAGATTAAAAAAAATATAATTATTACAGTTTATGGATTTATAAATAGTGAATGGTTCAAAAAAATATTTCCGTCAGAACAAATAAAATTAGATACATATGATAACACTAATCCTATAAAATTACAGGATAATATTATTTATATAGATTCAATAAGTTATAACAATCATTCTACAGCACTAGAAATATTAAAATTAAAAATACCATTTATTGGATATTTAAATAAAAATAGATATCATGGTTTATTTTCAGAATCATTAATTAAAACAATTAAAATGGAAGATGATTTTTTAGCTGATAATATTAATAAGTATACTAATTTAATAAAATTATATACACATGATGAGTCTGCATATAATAAATTTTATGATAAATTTATTAAAAAATTAGATGAGTCAAAAATACTTTCAGATGAAGATTATGCAGATAATTTAGCGAAAACATTAAATAATTTTTATATAGATTATTATAAAACTCTTTAATTTTTATATAAAAAAATTTATATAAAAATTTATTTTGAAAAATGATAATCATTTGTTAATTTTCGGACTGATTGGCATCTTTGAGATGACACATATTCTAAATATTCATTAGGATTACATATGGCAAATTCAGAATCGAAAGCTAAATTTTTAATAGTTTTATCTCCTTGTTGAATTGCTGTAAAATCTTTTTCATCTCTTCTAGGAAAGAAAAATCCGATACCATCAAGTTGAATTCTAAATTTTCTTGAACAGAAACTATCTTCAATGAAACTTAAAGTCCAATGTGGTTGTTTTTCATGAGTAGATATAACTAATATTTTTTCTATATCTTTTTTTACTCGAAACTTATGTAAATATCCTGACTTACTCGGATATAAAGCACATCCAACAATATAATCAGCAGCTAATCTTTTATTTGGTGAAAAATAAGCAACTAATCTATCATCACCTAATCTTATATCATAAGGATTGAAAGACTCTCTGTTTAATGATCCATGATATAATAAAGTACCTTTTGGTACTGTGTATAATGTTGTTTTGGAAGGTTCCATGTAATTTAGATATCTATCATTATAAATACTCATTTGTTGATGTTTTAAAACATCATCCTCATTTATATCTTCACCTCCCTTTTGATTATTTTCATATTCTAAATTATAATATTTTAAAGGTTTTATATCAGACATTATATATTATATAGATATAATTTTATAATTCAATTAATAAAAAATTTGAAATTTAAGTACTTTAAAATATAACTATATTAACTATATATATATAACATGGCGTGGAGAAATCAACAAAAACAACCAAATATGTCGGAAGGACAAAATAAATTTGAAAAATTCTTTAAAAAGAAAAATGATAATAAAGATACAACTGAAGGAGCAACTATTAAATTTGTAAACAAAAAATATGATAGAGATTTTTCAGTGGAAGATACTACTGAAAAAAAACCATATCATCCTGATGATGATCATAAGGTGAATACATATCATAATAATCGTCGAGATGGTTCATATAATAATAATCGTCGAGAAGGTTCTTATAATAATAATCGTCGAGAAGGGTCGTATAATAATAACCGTCGAGAAGGTTCTTATAATAATAATCGTCGAGAAGAGTCTTATAATAATAACCGCAGAGAAGGTTATTATAATAATCGCAGAGGAAATGATTATTATGATAAAAAATCATCTCCAATTAAACAAGATCCATATAATAAGCTAGATCTTGATATTCTAAATATGGAAAAAGAATTAAATTCCCAAAAATATATGTCTCAAAAGAAAAAAGCGGAATTAACTGAAAAATTAAATAAATTAAAAGAAGATAAAAAGAATGAATTTCCAGAATTAGGAATGGTTGGTACACAAAATCCAGTAATAAATTCTGTTTGGAATAGAATGCCAAATAATATTAGAAGTACAGTTGGAGTTAAAGAAGCAAATCAGCATACAAAAAGTTTACAAAATGATAAAAAAATAATAGATAAAGTCAAAAAGAATGAAATTTATGAAGAACATGTAGAATCCGATTATAATGGAGATGATTTTATAGATGATTCATATAATGATGAATATTATGAAGATGATTTATAAATTAATTAAGTTTATTCTTCACGTACATATTAAATATTTTTTTATTCTTTTGACTTAATGTTATTTTTGGCATTGTTTTATCAATTTTAATAATTGTTTCTACAGTTTTAACATTAGTATCATAATCTTTTATAATTTCATATAAATCTTTTATTTTATCATTTTTTACAAGAAAATATATTATTTTATTTAAATTAATGATATCATTAAATGATTTATTTGGAAATATTTTTTGTAAATTGGTAATTTGTTTTTTATTAATATTCTTTAATGATGTCTGATTCAAATCAGAACTAAATTTCATTTCATAATACGGTATTGCTGATTTTTTAAATTTAGGTTTAAATTTATTTATATGATATGATGTTTTAGCACATGTATAAAAACCATGTATATCATGTAAAAACCAATTTTGGTCAGTATATATATTTGTTTCAATTACATCACCCTTAGATATTGAATCTGTAACATTACTTAAAGTATTCAAAAAAATATTATTTATTTTATATCGCTTAAACATACTTTTACAAAAGTTCTCATGTATAGTCAATGGAACTAAAACTTTATCAACTTTATATAAACCTAAACTTTCATTTATGTTTGTATATTCGTCAATTAAATTTTTAGATGCTTCAAATAAACTAGTATCCTTGCATTTTTTTTGAGAATTAAAAATAAATAATTTAATTTTTTCGTTATCTATTTCTTCATCACTATCAAAACTATTTTTTAAATCATATAAGAGTGATATTAATCTTCGCATATCATTTTGTGCAAATTTAATTATTTTATTTTTAACTTTTATATTATCAATATTTAATTTATCTTGACTAATTACTCTATCTAATAATATAATTAAATCATTATCAGTAGGTTGATGTAGTTTAATAGAATCAGAATGTTCTAAAATATCAGTCAATAATTTATTATGTTGCATATTTGAAATAAAAATTATAGGAAATAACTTTTTATTAAAATTTTCCTTTACTAAATCTTTGATACGTGTCTTTTCATTTTTTAATGTAATCTTTTCAATATCATTAATAATTAATGCAAATTTTTTTTTAGAATTTTTATCTAAAAAAAATGATTCCAATGTACTACCTGTAAAACAATTTACTAAATTTTCAAATAAATTTTTTGCTTTTTCATCTTTATAATCTAACCATTTATAATAATAATTATTATTTTTTAATGCAATTTTTGTTATTAGATTTTTACCAACACCATGATATCCAGAAATTACAATACTACTATTTTGTTCATTTTCAAAATTTTGTAACCAGTAATTAAATTTTAATATATTTGATCCATTACCAATAATTTCTTTAATATTTTTGGGTTTATATTTGTCAATCCAACTATCACACATATATCTAATATAATATTAGATATATTTATTTAAATAGATATTTATTCAATTTTAGGTATAATATAATTATCAACTCTCCATTTAAAATGTTTAGCATACTTATTAAAATCACGTTTTCTATGAATTTTACCATTTTCTAAATCAGTTATAAATATATTAGGATAAATAACATAACAATTATTTAATGTATTCTGTATATCAATTAATAATTTATCAACAGGTAATGTTAGTTCTTCCATACATTCTAATACATATTTAAAATATTCATTATTTATAGCATATGCAAATCCACCATACGTATTATTTGCTTTATAATAACCACCATTTATTACTATTTCATCCCAAGTTTTTTGAATACCACCATAATATAATATACCATACTTTGGTATTTTTTTTATTACATCCTCATGAATTTCATTAAAATCTTTATGAATATATACATCATCCTCTAATACCATAATATTTTGATAATCATTCATTATAGCATCTTTTAATACATTTATATGTGCAACTAAATTACCTAATTGTGATTCTAAATTAATATTAGTTATTTCATATAATGGTCTATTTTCATATCTACCTGTATTTATCCAATGATTCCAACATTTTGTTTTAGTAGTATTTTTTTTAATATCTGGATTTTTTCTTATATAAATATTTTCATCAAATAAAAATTTTGTTAAATCTTTATATTGTAATATTTTTTGAAATTGCCATCTTTTATAATATTTAATATATTTAATATTATTATCTATATAAACACCATCTATTATTTTATATTTTATACTATTTTCATCTAGAATTTTTATAATTTCAATTAATTTATGTCTTTCGTCTGGTAAATTTATTATGTAAACACAATCAAAATATTGTGAAAATTTTTTCTTAGAAATATTTTTAGATTTTTTTATATGTTTTGATTCTGATTTTGATTCTGATTTTGATTCTGATTTTGAATTTGTTGATATATCAATTTCGGAACTAGTATTATTCGATGTATTATATTTAAAACTAATATCACTTTTATTTACATTAAAAGGATCATCAATCATATTTAAATTATCCGAATTATTTATTTTTTTTATCATTTTATAATCCATTACATATGGATTATCATCATCATTTATTTTATTATTTGGTTTTTTATCAGGCATAGAACTAGTATTAAAATTAAATGATGTCATCATATGTTTAAACATATATTCTAGTTTTTTATCATTCTCTTCTTTTATTTCATTCTTTAAATTATCTATCTCATCTTTTTTATATTTTAATACTTCTTCTAAATATTTTTTTTTAGGAACAGAAATTAGTTTATCAATATTAACTGACTCAGGAATTATTACATCATTAATGTTATTATCAGATAAGTTTACTTTCATAGTTAATATATATTCTTTAAGGCTATCATGTAAAATACTACTATTAGATGTACTTCTAGATTCTAATTCTGAACTATTTATTTTATCATTTGTACTCTCTGTGTTTTGGTCCGAATTTTCATTTAACTCATTATTAATAAATACATCTATTGTATCTTTATTGTTTTCAGAATCATCCATCTATATAATAATAAATAAATTATCTATTATTATATTAAAAAAAAATCTTCTAATTTAAACATTTCATATTCTGAACCTAAAAATATTGGTAATTTTTTATGTATATTATTCCATGGAAATTCAATATCTAATATATTTTTATTACCATCACTTGACATACCATTTGACTTTTCTATTATATATGCTAAAGGATACGCTTCATATACTAATCTAATTTTTCCTTCTTTATTATTATTATTTTTAGGATATAATATTATACCAGATTTTAACATTGTTCTATGAAAATCTGCAACTAATGCACCTACCCATCTCATATTATATTTTTCAGAAATTAAACTATCTAAATAAATATTATATTTTTTATCATATATATTTTTATAAGATTCATTTATTGAATAAATATTTCCTTTATCACTCATTTGAAAATTTGTACAAATTAAATGCCAAGAATCATCAAATGCTCCTAAACTATACATATCAGTTTTACCATATTTACAAACAACTAATTGCGTACACCCACTATAAAGACTATAACCTGCCATTACAATATTACCACCATCTATAATTGTATCATTATAATATTCAAATACACAAAATATTGTTCCTACAGTTATATTACAATCAATATTTGATGATCCATCTAATGGATCAAATGATACTAAATATTTACCATTTTTATTTACAGATATTAATTGATCATCTTCTTCTGAAGCTATATTTCTTACAACATCTAGTTTAGATAAATTATCCTTTAAAATATTATTTGATTTAATATCTAATAATTTTACTTGTTCTCCACTCGAATTTTCCTTTCCTAAAACAGAACTTAGGTCTAAAGGACTAGTTTTTCTTATAAGATAAGATATATCTTGTATACTTTTACAGATCTTAGATAGTACTAGATCTAAATCATCTTTTAAATCCATTTATATTATAATCAATAAAATTAATTTTTTATTGATTATATTTTTTATATTATTATTATATAAGATGATTAATAATATTGTTAGTACATTATTTGGTATATGTCTTAAAATGGTGGATGATCACCATGACATGAATTTATATAACAAAAATTATATAAATTTCATTAAATGTCTTTTACTTTTTTTAACTATATACTGGATAAATATAGATTTTGAATATTGTACAGCAATGGTAATAGTATGTTTAATATGTTATATTTTTAAACAGGTTGATTTAATTTATTATAAATGCGTAATGTTAATGATTATCATGACATTCATATATCAATTTAATACACATACATTAAATATATATAAAATATATGAATTATTATTAACATTTATATTGCTATTTTTAGCAGCATATATTGAAGATAAAGCATTTGAAAAAGAATATAGTGTATTTAAATTACAATCTAGATGTATTGGATTTATCTTAATAGGTATATATTTATATATACATACATATCATAATGATATAATACAAAATATATATAATTTGGATAATCCAGTTAGTAAAATATTTCAAACGATAAATCCAGATATTAATGCTATTTTAATAGTATTTGGATATGTATTCATATCTATAATAGATATCGCTTATAAACTTAAAGATGATTAATATAATCTATTATTTCATTATCTATATTACCCTCACAACCTAACATTATTACTATATCACTATTTTGTATTATTTCAGAATTTTTTAATTCTTTTATAGCCAAGTAAACAGCAACTGTTGTTCCTCCACAAAATATATCAGTTTTATTTGTTGATTTATTCATATCATTATTTAAATTTTTTGCTTCATAAAAACATTTATTATGATTAACTGCAATTCCAGCATCTGCATAATTTTTACATAATTCATATGCATCTTTTTCAGGATTATCTACTGCAATACCATCTGCAAAATTAAAAGGTATATTGGGATTATTGGGTATATTTTTTACTATCTTATCCTGTTTTAATGATTCTATTAATGCTGCTTGATCATCCGTCTGAACTATCGCGAAATTTACATTATCATATAATTCCTTTAAACATATTCCTATTCCTATTGGACCACCTGCCCCACATGCTGCTAAAAAAGTTATTTTAGTATCTTTATTATATCCTAATTCATCTAATTGATTTTTAATTTCTAAACCCATTGTACCATGTCCTATTATAATATCCATTGATCCATGTGCAACATATATTGATTTATTATTTTTCATAAATTCTAATCTACTATTCACAGCTATTTCATAACTATCATAATGATAACTAATCATTCCCCTATTTTTATCTCCCAATAAATCCCTAATTTTATCTAAATAATATATCATCTTATTTAGTTTTAATTTTTGAATACTAGATGATGCGAAAATTATGGGATTTATACTTTTAACTACTTTATCATATTTTTCATTTTTTAAATATTCATATATTGAAAATAATACAGCAATACCATGATTACCTGTTGATTGAGTTATTATATTGATATTATCCTCTTTAATATTATTTAAAATATTATAAACATTATTATAAATTCCTCTTATTTTAAATGAATTCGTTTTTTGAACGGATTCATCTTTTATATATACTGGTTTATTAATTTCTTGACTTAATCCCTCTAATTTTATTAACGGAGTTTCTATTATTTTATCTTTTACTATTTTATTTGCATCTATAAAATTATTTAGATCTATATCTGATGTATATTTATGTTTATTTATATTATTCCACATCTATTAGGTATAATTATATTCTTAAATATATGGTATAAATTATTAATCAGTTTATATTTAATATATTTAAAATACTAATGTGTTATGCTTTAATTATTAATCGGATCGAACAATTAGATAAATTTAAGATATTATCAGATATGTCAATATTTGAAATATTAATATTTGAATTTATTAAAGAAAATAAAGAATTTTATATAGTAGCAAATCATAAATTTGAAAATGCTATTTATAGTACATTAAATAAACACAATTATTTAATTAATACAAATGTACATTTACTATTATTAGAATCAAACTTGGATAACTATTTTATTACTTTTATTTTATCTAATATTATAATGGATGAAATTAAATTAATACCATTAGACGACTTTACTTTTAATAAATGTAATTATCCTATGATAACAAACAATATTAAAATTAAAAAAAAAATTACATGGAATCATCCTATTTATATAATAAATTCATCTAAGTTTAAATGTTATTTTTTATTAAGTAAAAAATATAATACATGTCCTATTGAATTTTATGTAGATCATAAGAAAACAGAATTTAAATTTTTCTTTAATAAAGTTCATATATGGAAATCTGATATTATACCGACAATGAATACTATTAATAAAATTAAAGAATTTAATTATTATAAATTAAGTTTATATAAGTTTAAATAATCTAATATATATATATGGAACTATTAAAAATATTAATTATACTTTTAATTGGAATATATATTGGATATAATAATAGTTATCGAAATATCTATTTAAATTGTCCACAAACAATGAAAAGAATTATTAATATATTAATCCGTCAATGTGCTAGATGGTCTACAGCATCTGTACAAGATAAAAGTCCACTTGTATCAGTATTACATGCAAATTATGGTGTAGGTTATTTAAATGCATTAAAAGATATTGCATCAGAAAGTCAAATAAAGAAATATACAAATATTAATTTACAAAAATTTACATCGGAAGTATTAAAACAACAGGATAAAGCTACAATGTATACAGTTAAAGAATGTCCTAATTATGCGAATCATCTAAATATATATTTAGCTAAAATTGCTAAAGAAGCATAAAAAATTGAAATATAAAATTTATAGATATTATATTTGTTTGTTAAATTCAAAAACAATGAAGTATTTAATGTTTTTGATTTTACTCTTCAGAGTAAACCAAGCGTTACAGCTTGTGAACAATAAAGAATCAGTAATTATTCTGGTTTTAGGATCACATGATAGTGTGCTTCTACAAGACAGGATGCAAACGGCAATTAATTTTGCAAAACAACAAGATAGACCAGTAAAATGGTTTTTATCAGGGGGAATCAAACGACAAATCACTTCAATAGGGGCTGCATCTATGAGTGAGGCTGCATCTATGAGTGATCTGTTATACAATAATGGTAATTCTAATTGGAAAATCCAGTTAGATACCTTGTCAAAGAATACTGCTGAAAATTTTGCTCATTTCAGAAAATGGATTGAAACAGAACCCTTTTCTGAAATAGTTGTTGTCACATCAGAGTTTCATCACTTACGAGCCAACAGTATTTTAACTGGAATTATTGATATTCCAGTTAAATGGGTATTAAGCCCAAAAGCATGTTCATCTTGTCATCGAGACGAAAAGGTACATAGTCTGAACATAAAATCTGATATAGATAAGGCATTGATGATCTATAATTCTATAAGAAATGAATTATAAATTACAATATATAAATTTTTATTTATTGTAATATAATTTTATATATATGTTATATAATGGATTTATATAACATATATGATAATATTATAACTTGTGATGATTTGATGATTTATAATGATATTACATTACCACAATCATTATCAATTAATTATTATTTACAATATAAAGATAATAATGAAACATTAAAGAATTTATATAATAAAAAATTAGAAAGAGAAGACAAGAATCTAGAAAATATTTACTTATTTATATTTAATAGAGGTAAACAATCTGGTGGTAATTATTTTCATTTCCACTTTCATTATTTACAACGTTTATTAGGTTTTTTGAATATAAATAATGAAAATATAAAATTAGGAATACCGTTAAATATGTTAGGTTTCCAGAAATTTATAATCCATAAAATTATTCCAGAAGATAAAATTATATATTTAGATATCTATAAATATAATTATGTAATTAAAAATTGTTATATAGGTGATTATATATCATCATATGATATTCCAAAATCATTATTAGAAATATATACCAATATTGGATATGAATATATTAATAAAAATAATTTAACCCTCCAAAATAATAATAACATTTTCATTAAAAGAAATAATACAAGTAAAAATGCTGGACAAAATCGTTATGTGATGAATAAATATGAATTAGAAATAATATTAGATATTTATAATTTTAAATATTATTCATTTGAAGACTATGATTTAGAAAATAAAATAATTAATTTAATCAATTTACAACCAAAAATTATTATTATTGAAATAGGGTCCGGATTAACTAATCTATTATTTTTCCCTAAAGAATTTTTAAAAAAAATTAAATTTATTATCATAGACCAGCATAATTGGTTTTTAAAAAAATCAAGAATTTATGATATAATTTTAAAATTAGAATTAGATCATAAAATAATAACATGCCCAAATAAAGTAGATAATCCAAAAGATATACAAAATAATCCATTTATTTTAAATGTTGATTTATTAGATAACATGTTGAATGATATAATCAATTAAATTAATTCTGCATATTCTAATAAAAAATTTGCAGAAACACTTCCTTCATTTGTAAAATTAAATATTGATATTAAATTTTTTTTACTAGTAAGTTGTTTAATATTAGTAATATCATTTAATTCTATATCATCTGGATATAATAAATTGTATTCTAATTGTGAAAATATATATGTTTTATTAGTACACTCCCAAATACGAAAATCATTTATTGATTTTTGTTTAAAAATTTCGGTATATATATTACCACGCCATCTTATAGTTAATGTAAATAATGGTTTTCCATCCTCATTACCTATACCTATTTTAGGTGGAATATTATCTAAAGATTTAATTATTGGATAACTCCTAAATTCATTAATACCACCTAATAAAGTAATTATTTCCGGATGAAATAAATCTAGTAAATTCATATATAAATTATTATATAATATTTTTATTATATAATAAAATTATTACCATAATTCATATGGTTCATTATCTTCCCCATGATACCAATATTCTCTATGATAATTATCATAATACATATTATATCCTTTTTGGTAATAAACATATAAATCATATAAATTAGATTCAGGACCATATTGATCATATCCATCATGGTCTAATTTAGTTTTAATATTAATTATCTTTTTATTAATATATTTTTTCGACATTAATGTATTCAAAATATGCATATCGTCAATATCTAAATATCTATAATAGATATTATTACATAAATAGCGATTACATAATTTAAGCGGGACATGTAAATTAAATCTAGAAATGAAATCATTTTTATTAATATGATTTCTCATTATATCACATATAGGATGTCTAACAATAATTAGAGTATGCATATATATTATTCTTTGAAGTTCTATTGGTAACCGTCCAATATACTCATCTAAAAAATGACTTTTAATTATTTTCGCTGCTGATAATATTTTTAATTTATCCATTTTCATGAAATTAAAAACTATTATATTAGATCATAATTTATTAATATTTCAATTTTTTAATCAACGATACATATATTTTATAGTATCTAAATTTTCATATATTCGTCGTATTAAATATGGAATCATTTTGTTATATGGTCCATATGGTAAATAAACATTAATTTTTTCATTATCTAATAATAATTCATTATATTTTTTATTTTTCATTCCTAATAAATGACCAAATTCAAATTTTTGTTTTTCTTTATTTAATAAATTACCTAAATCAATTGAATTACTATTATGAGTTGCTAAAATATTAAATGAATTAATATCACTATTGAATAATTTAATTACACCTTTATTATAATTTAAATCAGTATCAATTTTATTTTCATATAAATGACCATCTCTTACTTCATTATTCCAATAAGCACCTCTAACTAATTTAGTACCTAAATATATATCCTTAAAATTTATGATATCTTCATTAAGAATATTTAATGAATCTTTTCTATACATCTGATATGTTTTAATTATTGAAGGTCTATCAGTATTATATTTTACAATTATATCATTTACCATATTTTGATATTTATTATTTAATTTATTATCTTCTGCGTCTACCAAAATTTTAATATCTTTATCTTTAAACATATCAATAATATCACATGTTAGAGATTTATCAAAATTAAATGAAGATAATTTTATAGCAACTCGATATCTATTATCAATTTGATTACATAAATTGTTATATTCATTAAATGTATTCATACCATTGTTTGTATGTTCTATTGCATAATTTATTACTGGTATTTTATTATTTAATAAAATTTTATTTGCAGTTTGAATTACTTTACTTATATTATTTCCACCTAAATATCTAGAAATCATAATTATAAAACTATATTTTTATAATTATGGTATAATTTAATGTATATTAAAAATTTTCTAAATATGAAGCTCTTTTATTAAATTTTGGTGACTCTTTAAGAATATTATTTAATTTATCATTTAATTTTTCATGTTCTGCAACTTCAATTAGTTTTGGTCCAGTTAATTTATAAACTGAATTATCTTGAATAACAATACTACATTTAATTAATACTGTATCTGCTTTTCTACATTCAACTATTCCTAAATTCCTCAAAACTCCATGAGTTAGACATTCTCTAGCACCTAATTTGGCAAAACCTTCTTTCATTCCAACATCTGACAATTTAAAACATTCAGATTCATAATTTTTCATAACAAATGAAATTAATTCTCTAGCATGTTTACTTTTTAAATTATATCTATTTATAGTATTTTGAAATAATACAGGCGATTTATCACTTACAATACTTGCTTTATTAGATGTTGTAAATGCTACAATTAAATGATATGCTTCACCAACTGTAAAATCTAAATTTTTATCAATCTCTTGATCAATTAAATCATCTAAGTATTCTAAATCTAATTCATGATCTTTAACAACAACCCATGAGGGTTCATTAAACATATTAGTATTACGAAATCCCCAATCAAATAATATTGTAGTATCATATTCATGAAACACTTTAGGTCTTTCAACTATATTTAAACCAAAACATTTAGCTACATTTTTAATATTAGCAGCATATTGTGCTATCGGTTGATTTGGTTCTATTCCCATAATACCTACTTCCATCGCCTTTTTTGCAGCAGTCATTATATCATTATTTTCCCATTCTAAATCTCCTATTTTAATTGTATCACCAACTGAAGCTACATTATCGTCTATATGACATGCCATTTCTATTCTAATAATATCATTATCTTGAATTTGATAATCATTAGTTTCAGTATATGAATCATGTGCGACAATATTATTAATTGATAAACATGTGGGTAGACTTAGTCCTTTCTTTGATTTTTTATACATTTTATTTAATGCTTCTTTCATCAATGTATCACAAAAAATACATACATAAGATGCTTTTTGTTTTTCTTGACATAATTCTTTAGCTTTTTTAAAAGCCATATTTACAATTTCACCGGCTTGTTGATATTTATTAAATTTACCTGATTCCATTATTAAATATAATAGGTATAAATCTTTATATAAAGATTTATTTATAATTCAATTAATATAAAATGAGTGACGAAAATTATATAATGACAGAAGAGTTATTTAATCAATTATGTTATGTTCGAGGATTTAATAACTTAAATGGAAATACATATCAAGAACATATTTTGGTTATAGCAGGTGATAGAATACCAGAAAATTTACATGATAATATTAAGAATGCAAAAACTAGTTTAGATGCTTTAAATATATTAGATGATAATAAAATAGATTATAATCATAATATTAACCAATAAATATTAATTTTAATTATTAATCTATAATGATGTTTAGAGATTTAAAATCTGAAGATTATAATAAAAATTATTTGGCTTTATTAGAACAATTAACGGAAGTAAATGCAGAAAAAATTAAATTTGATGATTTTTCTAATTTTGTTAATAATTTAAATTATGATCATCGAATAATTGTTATAGAAATAAATAATAAAATTGTAGCATCAGGTACATTATTAATTGAAAATAAAGTTATTCATGGTTTAAGTAAAGTCGGTCATATAGAAGATATAGTTGTAGATAATAAATTAAGAGGTGTAGGTTTAGGTAAAGATATAATAAATTATTTATCAAATTTAGCTAATTTAGAAAATTGTTATAAAGTGATATTAAATTGTAAAGAATCAAATTGTGGATTTTATGAGAAATGTGGGTTTGAAAAGAAAGAAGTAGAAATGGTAAAATATTTTAATATATAAGTAAATTAAAATATATGTTGGTGTATATGAAAGCATATTCGTTTACATCGTCTGATGGATATAATACACAAGTTAAACTAGGAAAAATTTATATATTTTCTAAAGCTTGTCTTGCAAGCAAGCCTGTGGCTACAAATAAAACATTAAAATATTTATTAGAAGTTAATAAAGATTTGATTGTAAATAGTGCTATTATTAAATATAAATTTATGAATCATGTATATAAATATCCTACTAAACAGAAGTTTTTTGAAAAATATAAATTACCACAGGATTTATTTTTACGAGAATTAGGATTAATTAATTTCAATATATAAACTACCTAAAAATTAAAAACATATTATATTATATGTTTTCAATTGGTGAAGAAGTAATTTATACATACATTAAGTTTGGAACTATCGAACAAATTCATTATGATGATGCACCTAATCTATATTATACTATTGGAATTCCTAACACAAATAGACATCCTCAAACAACATCAAAAAATTTACAAATGATTAAGAAAGTTGGTAAATTGGAACCATTTGATAAAGGTGATAAAATATTGTATGTAAAAAATATAAATACACAAATTAGTGATATAAATAATGATAGTAAAGAGCCATTATATAAAATTTATTTTATTGATGATTATAAATACGTAAAAGCAAAAAAAATAAATAAAATTTAATTACTTAAGTAATTACTATTATATATAATAAATGGAAAAATATTATGCTGGTGGAATATCAGGAATTATTGAGGTTTTATTAACCCATCCATTAGATTATATAAAAACAAAAAAACAAGAATACACCCAAAAACAGGTTTCTACAAAAAATTTTTATAGAAATATATATAATGGAAATCCATTAAATTTTTATTCGGGTATATCATCAAGATTAATAGGAATTGTTCCAATGAGATTAACTTTTTGGGGAGTTCAGGGATCTACTTACGATTATTTAAAATCAAATAATATTCAAACAAATTATAATTTTTTGATAATAGGTACTGTTGGTGGATTTTCTCAAACAATTATTGATAATCAAATAGAACTAATTAAAATATCAAAGATGACAAATACCAAATTATCTTTTAATAATCTAATGAAATTTAATGGATTTATGCCAACATTATATAGAAACATTGGATTTGCTAATTTTATAGCTTTCGCATGTTTTAGTTTAGATCATAAAAATAAATATGAAAAGTTTATATATTCTGCAAGTGCTGGTTTTATTGGTAGTTTTTTAACACAACCATTAGACTACGTTAAAACTGTAAAACAAAGACAATCTGAAACGTTTATAGATGGGAAAAATATAAAATATGATAATACTTTAAAAATATTATATAAAACATATAAATATAATCCATATAATTTATTTGCAGGTGGTATAATGAGAAGTACTTTAGGATTTTTCACAATGGGTATTGGTTTTGTAGCATATGACAAAATTAATAAAATGATAAGTTAAACAAATATTATTATTTATTATATAATGGATAATAATATTGAATGTTATTATTGGGATGATTGGATAAAAGTAGAAAATGAAAATCCATTTTTAATAGAAGAAACAGAAAATGGTTTTATAAATATAAAATTTTATCCATTAAAAATTAATAAAGACATATTATACAAAATTGTTTACTACGATGATAATAATAATAAAATTCATGATATAAAACAATGTTGTATAGATATACCTCGTTATTGTGGACATATTAAATTAGATAAATTAATTAAATTCAATTTAGGTCATTTCACATATGAAAGTTTATTAGATGAATTAAATAAATATTATAATGATACACAAATTATAGATATATTAAATTTTATACCTCAACAAATATTTATTATTATAATGAATGAAATATTAAATAACTGGAACGGATGTTACATTACAAAAACAACGCACCAATTAAATATAGAAAATGATCATGTTGAACGTATATTAGAAGGTGAATTATACAAAAATGAAATTTTTATTAAAAAATTTCTATCAAAATTAAAACTATATTATAAAGATAATTATGCAGTATTATTAGTAACATATTTATAGATATAATATTTATATAACATAATGTTATATAAATATACATTATGTACATCTGGAGGGATAGTAACAGCTATTCTTACATATAATATACTATTATATAGAGATCGATATAATAATAAAATATATAATAGTTTCCATGCAGTGTATAGTAATTTTACACATGATATATATGAAAAATTGATATTTACTACATTTGGTTTTTTTACAGGAGCTATAATAACTAGTAAATTAATTAAAAACTGATTCTATTCTTTCTATTGGCAAATCATCTATTTTATGATTGTTTTCTAAATGATTTCTATATTTTGTATTCAATTCACTTGATAATTTCTTATATTCTATTTCATCATATTTATCAATATCAGATAATAATTGTCTAATATCAGTTTTAAATTCAATACATTCTGGACACGGTTCTGGAAATAAATCTTTTATGAGTGAATCATTATCCATAAAACGTTGTATATTTTTTGGAATTAATTCTTTACCTACTATAGGCATTAAAAGTAATAAATATACGTTTTTATCTTGCCACTTTGGATCTATTTTATTAATTTTAATACTATTAGGAAAATGAGCTAATATTGTTTTAATATTTATATTATAATTAGGTACATAATTTGGAACTACATTTCCTGAATATAATTTTAAATTCCAAATAATAGAATTAAAATAATTATTAACATCATTTTTAGTATATATTGTATCATGTGTATTATAAGGTAAATTATCAAATAAAAGTTTAATATTCTTTAAATTTAAATAACCATTCTTATTAATTAAAAAACCCTTTTTATTATTTAATACTATTTTATAAGCATTTAATAAATTTCTAAAGTTTGAAATATTTTTATTATAATCATTACCTAAAAATAATGATAATAAAGAAAAATCATTCCGAATTGGATGATATTTATAATTAAACTTAATTTCAGATAATTCAGATAATTTACTTACTAATTTAAATAATGAAATAAATTTACGATTATTATAAATATGTAAATTCAAAATAGGTGTATTAAATAATGATAAAACAATTATATCTGAATCATCTCCAACAATACATATTTTTTTATCATGTAGTTCAGAATTAATAATATATTCAAATAATTTCAATTCACCTTCATTATTTTCCTTTGATGAAGAATAATATGTTTGAATTTTTAAACTTTTTAAATAATTTATAATTATATTATCTACTAAATCCATAAAAATAGTTCCAGGTGTTAAATTTAATGTACTTATACCAGATGGTTTATCATATAAATATTTTTGTCGTCTTTTAATTTGTAATTTAGCTTTAGCTAATGTAGCTTGTCCGTCTGTAAATAATGCAATATGTTTTGGATTCATTTTTTTAATAATTTTATCAAATTCTTTTATTAAATTTAGTTTAAATTCCGAATTATTACTTGATTTATTGCATATATTATGAAGTATTGTGTTAACATCAAGTAATAATACATCAATATTATTAGGTACTTTTTTAGTAGTTATTTCTGGAAATAATTCTAAAATATTGGTACAATAATTCTTAATACCCATTAATAAATATAATAGTCAAGTTTTTAAATATTATATTTATATAAATAATTATATGGATATAATTTCCAAGTCTGCTATTTTAGGAACATCATTATTTT